GGCATTTAGAGTTTTGTCTCCTAGTTGACAATGTCAACGAACTTGTTTGAGGTTGTTTCCCATAATAAATCAAACGAAAAGAAGTCGTTAAAGAAATAAACCTTTAACTCCCTCAGCTACCATATTAACGCCGCTAGATATAGCTCCGTATTGTCCTGGCAGAACAGAACCTATTCTAGATCCCTTAATTATCAAATTCAATATTCGTTCCCAAAAGCTCTCATTATTAAAATAATTAACAGCTATAGGCAATTCTAAACAAATTCTACGATATGTGGCTAATGAAAGCTCATCATACATAGGAGATGTTCTAGTAAAGTCATATAAATTGTTGGCTGTGTTTAATTGATATTCTACACAAGCCCAAGATTTGACAACGAATGAAGTATTTGGAGCAGAGACCTTAACTACGACACCAGTCATATCTCCCATTCCCATTACACGACCAGCAAGTTGTCCATAATCAGCTGTTCCGATAGCAGCTGGCATAGCTGTAATACCAGATATTATTGGAGCAAAAGACCAGGAGGGTTGATCATGACAAGCAACGACATAAACACCCATATTTGAAGGTGTGATAAAATTGTTAGGCCCTACAGCACCTACTGAATGTAATCCTTTAACGGAATAAGTCATAGTTGTGTTAGGTGCAGTGCCCACGTCCTGATCAGCTACTATAGAAATTGGAAATTTCCACGTTGTCAAGGATCCAGACCAAGTAGTGGCGTTAGAAGTACACATAAGTTCAAAACAATTTGAAATGTATCTAAACTTCTCAACAGCCAAGGTTTCTTGACCTGCTGGAAACATGGCCGCCGTATCAGAGTAATACACCGGAGTCCATAAAATATTAGCACCAGGAAATGTGCCTGCCGGAGCTATTGCAGTCCAATAAGCAACGCCAGGGGTGGGTAACAGAAGAAAGAAAGTGTCAGTAGCACCGCCTGTAAAAGTTGAGATATACCGATGCTTCTTTGTAAGTGTTCTGCCGCTGTATTCGTCTGGGACTCCAGCTGCAGAATCGCTCTCAAAGTCAGGTGCAGCAAAAGCGCACTTGAGAAAAGCCAAACCGTCAACAGTAGAAGCTAAGCGAGTCATTGATTTATTCGTTTTACGTTTTCTTCTTCGAGATCTATTATTATTAAGTTGTTTAACGTTTCTAATTGCTAAATCCATTTCAAACACAAATATCTTAGATATTATGCATCCCCGCGATGCATGCAACCCTATAACGTTCTGAAATATAACCAACATCTACTAACAATTGATGAACTTCGTTAAATTCTGGATGTGTACAATAACTATTATAAAACTGCAAGTAATATTGAAACCGCAGTAATTCATTGCCATCATTAAGTAAAAGATTAGTTAATCCTTTATCAATGTTAACAAGGAAAGAATAATTGTTTTTATACAATCTAGAACAGAATTC